AGCCTTGTAGAACGAATTCGTGTCGCCATTGAAGAAGGTGACAACATTATTCGTTACGCGCAAGATTTAGATCGCAATGCTGTCACAACAGTTAAGCGATTATTGAGCGAAGTGCGGTTGATTCAGGCCAATGAATTGACGAAGAAAGCAGCTCGCCAAACGCGAGAAGCACCTTTTTCTTTTTTGTTATATGGTGGTTCTAGTTTAGGAAAATCGACACTTGCAGATATGATATTTTATGCTATGGCACGAATTCATGACTTACCTAATGGTGACGAATATCGATACACTCGGTGTTTTTCTGATGAATACTTTTCTGGATTTACTTCTGCCGTTTGGTTCATGGTTTTGGATGATATTGCATCACGGAGTCCTGATTTGAAGGATGACCCGAGTATGAATGAAATTATCCAAATCATTAATAATACGGCTTTTGTGCCACCACAGGCCGACCTGGCTGATAAAGGGAAAACTCCATTGCGACCAAAATTTGTGATGGGGACTACCAATGTTAAGCATCTTAATGCTATGAGTTATTATTGTAATACTTTGGCTATTGCTCGAAGATTTAATTACACCATCACTGTCACAGTGAGACGTGAGTTTAGCACCCACCCTCGTGATAATGATTTTATGCGTATGTTAGATCCATCAAAGATGCCTGACATGAGTGAAGGTATTCCTGATGCATGGTTATTTCGCGTTCAAAAAGTAGAAGCGCGTGTGCAAGGTGCGACTCAAGCTGCATCTTATGTTGATGTGTTTCCTACAGCTTTGAATATATACGATTTTATCGCTTTTTTGGCTAAGGAATCTAAGAAGCACTTTGCCATCCAGAATAAGGTCTTAATGTCACGTCAGGTGTATAAAGACCTCAATTTTTGCAAGGTGTGTTATAATGATGATTCGCGTTGTGTATGTGAGGTTCAAACATCGTATGCTCAAGAGGTATGTGATGTGGCTTTGAAAGTTGCTTGCATCAGCACGATGTGTTGTGTTTCATACGCAGCCTATCGTGCCTCGAAGTGGATGAATAATAACACTCCTGGTGAAGTTGTTCGTGAAGTCATTAAGAGTAGTGCTAAAGAAGCGTTACATTCGGTTATGTCTCCTGTGAAACGAACCGTTCAAGTTCCAGCGGATTATCT